TGGCGCAACATATGGTGCTGGCGCAGGTTCTGCCACTACCGGCATTTTAAGACGTGGTATAACCGTTTCGGGAAGAGGTTCAAATCTATTTCCTCTTCCACCCACCATAAACCTGCTAAAATCTACCATTAGAAAACTCCTAAAAAACGTTGTGGGCGGGCAATAGGACTAAAACCCTTTACCATCCCGCCACGTGCCATTCGCTTGGCTGGAGTCTCCCCTGCCTCAGACAAAGCAATAGCAACTGCTTGGTTCTGTTCATAGCCTTCGTCCATCAATTTCTTGATGTTCTGGCTTTTCGTTTTGTTGCTACTACCTTTCTTCAATGGCATCTTAACAACCTATGTAGCTTCCGCCTCGTTTCGCAGCACCCATGCCACGAGCGGTTTCTTTCCGAGTAGGTGACGCACCACTGTAATCAATTACAGATTTTGGTACAGAAACGTTAGCTGTCTTCCCATAAGGAATACGACCTTGCTTGTCGATCTGTGCATACTCTACTGGCTTTGGTGGCGCTTTCGGCGCTGAACCGTTTACTTTTACTTTACCTTTCATTTGGATTCCCTCCTGACTGTTTCAATATCTCACGCTCCATTGCAGACTGGATACGTGCCTGTGTTTGTGCTTCCTGAGAAGCAAGACGCCTGTCGAACTGTGAACCACGCATCTGTTGATTTTGTGCGTCCAACTCAACCTTGGCTTGGTCAATCGCTTGATCGGCCTGATCGCCCTGTGCCTTAATCTGTAGCTCTTGCTCTTTAAGCTGAACCAACGGATCAGGAGCGCCAGCACCAGACAATTCGCCAGATAGTTCTTTAACCTGTTGTAAACCTTCCGCTACAAACTGTGCCGTAATACGCTCAATCTCTAACATCTCGTCATCACTAGCAGGCTGACCACCTTTCTGCTGTACCTGCTGTAGGTACGCAACCGCAGCTTGTTCTTTCGCTGCAATCTGAACATGCTCCATGACGTGCTTCTGCAAGCTTATCGCCATCGGCGGCATATTACCAACCATTGGAGATGCGCCAAACGTTAAGTGCGCTTGAATGTGCGCTTGATGGTTCTGACCCTCAAAGGCGTGTAACGGCAACATATCCAATACATTAATGTTTTCTTGCGCCGGATCAATAGGTACGGGTTCGTCTGTCGGAACCGCTTTCATAATCCGATCAATGTCCGTTACACCAAGTGCCTCGTACATATCACGATACACTTCACTAATGTTGTGTATTTCTGGAGCCTGCGAGGCAAGCTGAAGCTTAGTCTGTGCCAGTACAATACGCTGCGCTTGACTAAATACATTAGGATTACTAACCGGCATTACATCTACGCGGTCATCAAAATCCTCACGCATGATCTGCTCGTCACCACCCGGAACCGTATACGGATACCGCTGGGGCAAACTCTCAGACATAACGCGAGCAAGGATTCTAAACTCCTGCTTCATGCCGTAATGCAAACGTTTATGGACAGCACTCATTACACGAGTACCCTGCTCCATCATCGCTAACGTTGTACCTACCGCAGCCTGCTGATTACCGTCCCCTACTTTAAGGTCCGTGATCGTAGCAAAACGCTGACCGGCTTCTACAACAAATCCCAACAACTGGAACAATGTTTGGTCAGGACCCTTGAATGGCAACGGCATAAGGCTGTCACGGATAGCCCCTCCGGGTGCGTCCACATCTCGGAACTCACCGGGTTGCAACGGAGAATCATCATCCCTGATCCGTAGTCCGCGGGCCTTGAAGCCTGCTGGGAGGTTGGACAACGTACCGGCGTCGATCAACTGTCGCAAAGCCGCTGTGGCAGTTCGTGACAAACCACCAATAGTGTGTATTAAACCTAACCCGTAAAAACCAAAGCCCGGTAGGAATTTAAAGTGGGTGAAGTATTGTATTTGTTTCTTTAACTCGTCGTCTTCCTGATAGTTACGGCGGATCGACAGAATCTGGCCGTTGTCCTCGGAAATCGTTACGATGTAAGGAACCTTAATTCCTGTAGGCTCACCCTCGTCATCTAGCTCTTCATAACCTTCCAAATCTAAATCAGCGTGTACTTCTAAAATTGTACAATCATAATCTATCTGGTTAGGTTCCAAGCCTTCAATGCGGTCCATCTCGCCGTCGAGCGAACTCATTTCCTTCTGTGCAGGTATAACTTCAACGTCTAAATACGTGCCATAAATCTGGCGCTTGCGTAAATCGTTGAGCGACATACGCACAACTTGCGTAATGTTAGGACATGTTTCGAGGTCCGCGGTCTCATAAGGAACAACTAAGTTCTCTGCCGGGACAAACTTGGATACCGCACGACCTAACGTTTCATCGTAATACGTCTTCTTAAACGTAGAACCCGCTAACGGGAGATAAAACAACATCTGGTCCATGTCAGGCGTGTATTCTTCCATCACCGTAGTGATGTAATAGTTCATAAACTGACGTACACGTTGTGCTTGTTGGTTCTTTGAGGGCGATTCTTTGCCCATAACAACAGTTCGAACGGGACCCGAAGCAGGTAATAATTCGTTAAAAGCTTGCGCTTGGAACTGCGTAGCAGCTTCAGCAAGCAAAGGATGTGTTACCGCGGATGCTCCACGAAAAGGCTGGGTGCGCTCATCATAGGTAAAACCTAAAAGCTCAAGACCGTTAGTGTAAGCATCTTCCCACTCTTGGCGACTCGCCTTGTTAGCATCAAACTCAGACAATAGATCACTGGAAATACGTGATAACTCACGGTCCGGTATCTCTTCTGCTAAGTTAGCGTAAAAATCTCCGTTAACACCACGCTGGTCCTGCGGATCAAAATCAACAGTAACCCCGCCATCTTCTTCAGGGCTGATCTCAATGGAGCCAACATCTTCAGCTTCGATTTCTGCCATCACAATGTTCTGACTATCCGGAAGCTCAATCTCTATCTCAGCCGCTAAATCTTCCGGGTCAAGTTGTGATGGAACATCCATCAAGCCTGCGTTTGGTTTACCATTTGCCATTTCCGCTCCTAATAATCTGAAATGAAGTAGCCGTACTGATCTCGCGGTATATACAGATCAGGCCCCTTCTCAGGACTTGCAAAGCCACGATCATTCGTAGGCCGTCCCATAATTGCATCCAGTTGCTGGAAAATTTTAGCATCTACCATCTGCGCAAGTTGCGCGGGAGTAGCGTTTATACCAGCTTGTTTAAATATTGATATGCCTACCGCATTGTTACGCTTATCCATAGCACGATGTAAACGGTTAGAAGCACTAAAATCTTCGTTCATGTTACCAACAGTCATCGCGGTCTTTGGGCCGTAGTCCGCGGACATCATGGCGCTGCCTAACATATGCGCACGACTATCCGCTAGTTCTTGGGGTGTGGGTAAATCTTGGCGACCGGCTGGCCGACCGTGACGATTTTCACCAGATATAGGGTCTTGAACTAACGGATACCCGTATTCACTTTCGAGGTTCTCGAAAAAAGTAGGGCCATCCCCGTAATAAGTTTCGCGGGCCTCGGAACCCGGATTACCCGACGCTCTGATCTCCGACTGTCTGTCGGCATCGTACCGTGCGCCCTCTGGAGGGTCCATGAACGGTAAAAATTGTTCTGCTAAAAAAGTACCTACACCACGTTCTTGAAACTCTGGCTCTTGAACTGGGGCCGGAAGTTCGGTAGTCTCTCCTAGTTGGACAGAAGCTCCTCCGTCTTCAAAATATGAGACGAACCCTCCCGCTCCGAGATTTACCGCGGCACTATTCATTCGTAAACCTTCCATAAAAAGTTAATAATACGCTTTCACTTTAGCATGGTTTTCTTCATCTTCCCAGTCATCTGTTGGTAGTTGAACGAAATTCCCTTGTCTATAGCGCATAAGCGCCTGCGTCATACTATCAACCAAGTCATCATGCTCCCCGTTAGGAAAAGCAGCAACCTCTTCGATCAATTCGTCCGAAAAAGTTTCATCAGGTGCCCAGACCATCCCAGCCTCAAATAACGGTGATACACTATGTACTCGACTCACCTTATCGTTACCACGGCTCGGTGTAAAGTTTACAACTGGTATGCCCATAGCACGTAATTCCTGTGTCAAAGGGGTCCCTGACGCTTTTGCTTCAACAATAACAGTATCTGGTTCCCAAAACTTATAGTTGTCAAGAGCCACTTGCTTTAACTCAGGAAAATCCCAACGTCCCTTTTTACTATCTAACAAAATTAAATTAGGACCCGAACCACCCTCATTGGGATAAAACACCCCCCACGTCGTAATAGCAGAATAATCCGCCGTCTCACGTTTACTAAAAGCAGTATCATAACTTTGTATCACATATTCTAATTGCGGAATTTTTTCAGGCTCCCAAACTTTCCACCATTCTCTAGGAATGATCGCGTTTTCTTCACCCGTAGGATTTTGCTGATACTGAGCGTTCCACTTAGAAGGCGGAATCGAAGCCTTAACCGAAGTCAAATCTTCCAAACTCCAATACTCTGGCCAGCACGGAGTCCCATCCTCAAAAATTGCCGGTAACTCCACAACTTCCCATTGGTCCGCCAACGGGTCTTTTGCCATGGCACGTAATAATTGGCCCGTCATGTCCTTCTCAGACCACCGAGTCTGAACCAATACAATGCTTCCACCGGGCTGCAAACGCTGTCTAGGACCACCTGTGTACCAATCCCACGCATCATCAAAGCCACTGTTGCTCATCGCAGTCTGCTCCGAGTGCGGGTCATCAATAATCACCAAATCACCACCACGACCAGCCAAGTTCGATCCAACACCCACCGCGTAGTACATACCACCCTTGTTCGTGTCCCACCGACCAGAGGCCTTACTGTCCGCAGCCAGTTTTACTTCCGGGAATATCTCCCGAAATTCATCACTCTCAATCAAGTTTTTTGTCTTACGACCAAAGTTAACCGCTAATTCTGTCGTGTGCGTCGCCTGAATGATCTTCTTGTTCGGCATACGGCCCATGAACCACGCAGGAAACAGATAAGACGCAAACTCAGACTTCGTGTGCCGCGGTGCCATGTTGATGATTAGGCGCTTTAACTCGCCACGAGCAACACGATCTAGCTTCTCAGCAATGATTCTATGGTGACGGCCAGCAATAAAGTCCGGCCAAACGGTTTTTACGAAAGTTAAAAAATCATCACGGCACTGCTCGTTCTTTTCAAGCTGCGCGAGCCGTAGCTCAAGCTTCAGTTTTTTGTCTTCTAGCAACGTGTTTTGCGCTGTACTCATAGGGGTCCCTAGCTAATTTTTCATACGCAGTTTTTAATGTTTCACGTGAAACAATTTGCGATGTTCCACGTGGAACATATCACGCATTATATGCGATTTTAAGCACAAATATAAGACAGTTAATTCTGATTCAAAAAATATGGTAATTATTCGTCAGAAACATGGCCCTAGCCACCGCAGGCAGCCGCGGGGGCCGCGGTCGCTGGATCGCCTCAAATTGGGCGCGGGCTGGGGCTTTTGACCCGATATGCGGGGGACCCTGCGCAATTTCCGCGGACCTTGGACCATGCAGCACGGCCAACGGATCGGCGGCAACTGGCAGCGGACCACGGACCACGGCGGACCGGGCGCGGGTTAACTTTCACCGGCTGGGGTCATCGCTGCGCAGCCAACGGCCAACGGTCCGCGGATAACGGCCACCGGCTGGGGCTATAGGCCACCCGCCCACGGCCCGTAGGTTTTGGGCACTGGTACGCGGGGCACGGCCCGCCGTATTTAACTGTTTAACACGGACATAAAAAAGCCCGCACGGTGGCGGGCTTAGTGGGGCACTGGGGCGGCTTTAGAACTCGAAGCCAACCCACACAAGCGCGGCACCTTTGAGGTATACGGCGCGGCTTATATCGTCCCAATCGTCCAGCGAATAGGTGCGGCTGGACCGGTCATAATCGCCCCGCGTGTAAGTCTTTTTAGCGTCCAGCTTGCGGCGCACAAACTCACCGCGGGGAACATCCTTCAAAGGCATTTGCTGTATTGATTCAATCATGCTGCACCCCCTTCAATAATGGTGACCCTTTCAGATTCGCCAACGTCTAACAGTGCGCCGTTTACTATTACCCGTTGCGAGTGGTCCCGCTGGCAAAAGCCAAACGGTGCGCCCAGTTCCTGACAGATACCGTTCAAACGTTCGCGGGTTGTGACAGTGCCCCAGCCCGCGAGGGTGACCCATACGCTGCCGTCATCTTCGCGCTGGGCAATGCGGTTGCCATGTAACCAAACAGTGCGCCCGTCTGTTTCAGTTCGCGCAGCCTTTGCCGCTTGCCCACGTGCAAAAGCTTGTGCGATTTTTTGGGTTTCTTTTCTCATTGTTTCAATCTCCGTAATTAACACGCGGCCACCGCGGCCCCGATGTATAGGATTATACGCGATAGATCGCATAGATGTAAACAGGCAAAAAAAAGCCCGCACAATGGCGGGCCTTTGGGTATTACTGGGGCGGCTGTTTAACTGTGCGTGTAACCGTCCAATTCAATCCCCAACCACATACCGGACCAATGAACCATCACACAATCAAAGCCCGCTTGCACGGTTGCCCTAAATTGGCGGTAGGTCATCCCCTGCGGGTTTTGCTGCCATTTGCGGGCCAGTGCGGCCCGTTGCGCTTTATTAAGCTTTACCATTTTAACAGCCCTCTTCTATTAGTTGCTGCGCGATTTCCTGCGCTTTGATGTAATGCTTGTCGCGTTCGTCTTCGCGGCCAGCCATGCCCATAACCCCCATAAATTGCAGATGAAATTGTAAACGCTGCGCCGGTGTTTTTTCTTCCGGATTTTGCGCGGGGGCGCTTATTAATTTCAAAAGTTCGCGGGCCTCATGATCGCCGCGGTTATCCATATCTTTTAAATAGGTGTTAACCATTTCTTTTAGTTCAGCATCCATCAGTCAAACCTCGCAATTTTAGTTGCACGGGTTGCACGGTCGCGGATCGCTGCGATGCCGTACTCGTAAACAAAACACTCGAAGCCATCAAAGATGTAACGCGCCAACGGTGCGAGCGGTTCATCATCTTCGTGTTCGCTTTGGTACGTCCCATTGTGATCATCAACGGTGCCCGCGTAGGGGTACGATCCAAACCCGCCAAACTGATAGACGCGATCCATACCGGCGGCGATGTTGTCCAGCGTCAAAGGTGAGGCCATCAAACAGGCCTGACAAAAAAAGTCAGGTATCAGGCCGCAAGCTTCCGCCAATTGCGCTGGCGTTGCCCCGCCAAAATCAACGTCGTTTGCTGGATTAAACACGCGATCCAAAACCACGTCGGACGGTCTCAATTTCATTTCAATTACATTACTCATATTTTTATCTCCGTAGTACCGGCGGCTTAATTGCTGCCGATGTATAAGATTATATGCGATAACTTTATAAAAAGTAAAGTCCATAAAAAAAACCCCGCACAGTGGCGGGGTCTTAAAGGGTGCAGCGGTTGGTTTTATGCTGCGACTTTGTTTAACAAAATCCCGGCTTTTTTCTCCACTTCGATGCGGGCATCTTGGTGGGGAATGTCGCGAGCAATAGCGGTTATAGCCTGCGCGGCATCCCAAACGGTTTCTACCGGGCGGCCTTCTTCTTTCAAGTGGCGAGCGTTTGCGGCTTTCGCCATGCGTCCAGATAAACCGGCTCGCTTGCTCAAAAACTCTAGACGGCTTTCATCATCGTGCGCAATTTTGGCAGCCTTCGCAGCTTGAACACCTTCGACAAATGTCGCGGTTGATCCATGCGCAAAGCTTTCCAACGCTGGGCGGGCTTCCATTGCGAAACGATCCGGCGCAAATTTAGTGTGACGAATTTTAATCTCCTGAAAGTTTTCAACACCCCATAGGTTGCGGTTCATGCAAACCCCTCTCAAATACATCGCTGCAATACCAGCCGTCTTGCTGCCAGTTTCACTGTTCCACGCATAAAACCCGCGGAACATTAAATCGGGCTCGCCGTTCGGCAGCTTGCCAACTTCGATGGGGTTGCGGTCATCCACCAAAAAGACAAACACGTCCCGGTCGCTGGCAAACAATGTTGTTGTATCCATAGATACCGGGATGTCTGGATCGTAAACGGCTAAACCGTCACGGCTTCCCGTCATCATGCCGGGCACCTTCCAACGTCCGCCGGATGCGTCTACCAATTGCTTAATCGGTTCGAGGATTTCCCAGTCATAGATGCGGCCATAATCGGGCCCGGTTGCTGCCCGTAGATCACCGCCATCGTTTTGACTGCCGAACACCTTCACCAATTCGCGGCCACGGTTATAACGCAAACCCCATTGAATGCAGTCCGCTGCCAATGGTGCGGGCAAGTCTTTAAGATAACCAGCAGGTGCGCCGGATAACTGGGACAGTTGCCCAAAAGACCAATTGGTCGGGACGTTAGTGTGATCGCGGTTATTGTCATCCGCGTATTCGATGCGCAAATCTCCGCGGCTGGGATTAGCTTCGTCAAACTCACCAATGATTTGAATCTTGTGAGTGTCAACGGTGCGGCTAGTCATCCGCTGCGCGTCGTTCTTTTTAAATGCCAGCATGTTATCAAGCGACAAAAACTTTTGATCGTCAGGTCTGCTAAACCACTGCGACGATACTGCTGAGTTGCCGATGCCATGCGCGAAAGCGTTAGTTTGATAAGTCATATTATGTTCTCCGTAAAAACAAAATGGGGGCGGAATTGCTCCCACCCCCATAATATCGCATATCTTCTTATAGCTGTAAAGCTAATATTTAAAAAAGTTATCTGCGCCTTCGAACACGCTGCCGGGACTTAACTGGCTTACGGTTGGGTTGGCGGTTGCGCCTATCCAACTCTTCGAGTGTTTCGCTGCCATAAATTAAACGGCTAATAAACCTTAGAATAAACATTTTACCCCCAGTCTTTTTGTGTGCCATCTTCTTCGGCAGCGTTAAATCCGCGAGTGTACGCGGCTATTTCTTCCGGGGTCATATCCGCCAGTTCAACCCGGTCACTACTATGCGTCGCGCCTTTAAAATAATGCGGGTCAAAGGCTCTGCCATAATAGTAATCTGCACCCCCACGATCATAAGGACCACCGTGGCGTTGGTCGTAAAGGCTCGAATCGAACCGGTCTTTTTCAATTGATTGCATTGTCATCCTCCGTCGTTTTGTTGACTATGGGATTGTATGCGATGTTGTGGGACAGATCAAGGTGAAAACTTCGGTCCAATCTATTTTGCCCGCTACGTGGTAGTAAGGCTCTACTTTCAAACCTTCCATTTTTAAATCTACTGCGTCGGCACCTTTGAACAAAAACATTTGTTCGGGTTGGTTTTTAGTTTTATGTTTTTTAACCATGACCCAAACGCTGCCGTGACCATGATTAGTTAGCCACGCCACTTGGTGAGGTCTTAGGTCTACCGCATTGCCTGCGGTTGCTTTCAATTCTACAAAGTGAAACTGTCCAAACTCATCTAACAAAACTACGTCAGGCACTCCGGGCATTGCCCACGTTTCTAACCG